GGCAAGGTCTTTCAGCCCTATGGCATCTGACGAATTGAGGACATGGGCGAGACAAATGGTGTCTTCGACGTGGTGCCCGAAGGGAAGGAACTGGCCCTGCTCTATGGCGTCCTTAGACCATTGCTTGACTTGCTTCAACCATTTGGTGTATGGGATGAAGGTGAGGAACAGGGCCAAAAGATCGAATTTGGCATTGTGGAATATCCAAGGGTCGTATTTGTTGAGGGTGACAAGCATTCGTTTGACTTCCCCACTTGAATACTCTACTTGCCTTGTCAGTGGATTGACGGGCCACTGCCAGGAATAGACTTTCTCGTCTTCATCGCAGGCAGTGACCATGAAGGCCCGGTGACCGGAATGGAGAAGGGTCCCGGTAGTCTCCGTATCAATCGCTATGGATTTAGGGTTTCGCATGTGAACACCTCATTTCTCAGGGCTTCGATAAGCCAACGTACAGTAGGCACAGGAAGCTCAACACGGACAATACCATCTGATGATTGTATCTCCTCGTTCGTCGGAAGACCTACAACAAATGCTGATTGATTGAGTGGGAGATTGATAACAATCTTTGGTGGAAGGATCGTGTTCACAGGAACACTATGCCCAACCGAGATGTACTTTCGCTTTTCGTCTGACATGGTAAGATCCTTTCTGTTGGAGTGTGAAAACCGTTCCTTTCCACTCCGTTCCATTCCCCTCCCGTCCAATCCCGTCCCCTCCTTTCCATTCCAATCCAGTCTTCTCCGCTCCAGTACGCTCCTTTCCATTGAATGGATGATAAGGACAACCATTCCAGTCCAATCCTCTCCCCTCCTCTCCTGTCCTTTTCAGTCCAATCCAGTCCTTTCCGGTCCCATCCATTCCGTTGTGGATGATGAGGACGCCATTGCGTTCCGAATCCTTTCCGCTCCAGTCCTCTCCCGTCCGGTCCTCTCCTGTCCAATCCTCTCCCATCCCCTCCATTCCGTTCCGATCCATTGAATGGATGATGAGGACAACCGTTCCAGTCCACTCCTCTTCAATCCCTTCCCGTCCAGTCCAATCCCCTCCTATCCCTTCCCGTCCATTGAATGGATGATGAGGACGCCATTGCGTTCCTTTCCGGTCCTTTCCTATCCTCTCCCGTCCCGTCCTTGCCTTTCCGCTCCTTTCCGGTCCTTTGTTTACGTCTTACTCTCCTATCGGAGCAAGCAGGCGATAGTTGGTGTAGACCCTGCCGTCATTGGAGGGCGTCTTGACGGCCATGAACCTGATTTCATCGCCACTGGACCCCAGTTCCCTCGCGATTTCAGGAAGCTGTTCCAGTTCGATTTCCATCGGGTTGTACCCAAGGGTCGTGAGTGCCTGCCCAAGGATTCGGAAATCCACTTCGGTCGACAGCCGGAAGGGAATCTCAAAGTCCCTGCCCTTGAAGTCATCGGTTCCGTCCACGATGGTTTCCACGCCGTCCTCATCGACGGTCAACGCTGCGGAGGTCAGCTTGCAGGAAATGCAAAAGGCGTTCTGCCCGAACCTTTTCTTGATCCCGCCACTTGACAGACGACCAGTGTACTCGCCGGCAGGCAGATCATTGCCCATCCGGTTCATCTTCCACTGCTCGGCCAGTTGGGCATCCGGTACCCAGTCGTTGGAAGAACCCATCGAGCCTGTCTGGCTTCGATGCACTCCACCCTTCTTCGACTTGGTACTTTTCTTGGTGCTCTTCTTACTGGACTTCTTACGGGTTGCCATGGCAACTTCTCCCTAGATTGAGAAACATTGTGTTACAACGACGTTACGCGAGTAGCTACTCTGCCTCTACTCTTCCTCTTCGTCTTCCTCTTCGTCTTCCTCGGGTTCTTCCTCCTCTATAAAGCCGTACATCTTGTTGTTGTACCCGGCCAGGAGATCCTGATAAGCGTGCTTTGGTGTTTGGGATGACACCATGAACTCGATTAACGGATTTCCATCGGGGTCCAGAAAATGGTCAACGGGACCTGGCGATGCGTAGAGCAAGTTGGTTCCACGCACCGTGATTGACCTTTCCCCCTTCCGATAGTAATAGAAGAGGACAAGATCGCAGATGTCTTTCATCAGATCCCAGGCAGCCCCACACCCAGGTTCCCACTCGTCAAAGGCGTCCCCATCCCGTGGTGTGATGGTAACCTTTTTGTAGTGAGAAGTAAAGATCATTGGGCAGCCGGACGTGAGAAGGGCTTCGTAGGTTGTGGCAAGCTCTTCTTTGGCTTCCGCCCAAAAAGCCATTCGCTGGTTGCCAGGGAGATCGTTGACCTTTTTGATCCCCCACTGCCTACGCATCCATTCCACACAACTCTTCCAGGCCCGGTCGATGGTGTCCGTTGCAATAGGCCGTGGGTTGTCCAGAAGAATCTCCACGTATTGCAACCACCGTTCCCAGTTCAATGGGGGTTCGCCAGGTCTTGGAGTTTGCTTTGCCCGGACGTTACGCCGTCTGGGTTCCCATTGGAAGATCGTGTAGCTCTGCCCATCCGCAGTACGCCATTGGGCACACATGCTTGTCTTCCCCACACCTTTCTTCCCGTAGAGGAAGACAGTGTAATCGTCAATGTTTGGCGGTGGGTCCGCCTCTTTCTGGGGAAGAACAATACGATCATCCGTCTTGGGTGCCGCTGCCTTCTTTCGAGTTCCCTTACGGGCAGGGGCCTTGCGTTTTGGTGCCGCCCTGCCAACCTTACGTGTCGGTGTTTTGGCCATAACAGCCTCCTCGGGTTAGTGATGAAAAACCATTGCTTTCCGATCCCGTCCGATCCGCTCCCCTCCTTTCCGCTCCCCTCCCCTCCGTTGTGTACAGAACCTTGAGAAAACCATTCCATTCCATTCCGGTTCGATCCACTCCGGTCCAATCCGGTCAGCTCCCGTCCCTTCCTTTCCAGTTCGGTTCGTTCCTATCCAATCCTCTCCCCTCCGCTCCTTTCCTTTAGTGTTCACCCTTGCTGATGATCCCAGCAGCCTCTTGGAATGTTCTGATCCGGAAGATTGGCTTGCCGTCTTCCGTACAACCGAAGGCTGTTTCGAGTGCTATCGCAACCCGATTGACCAGTTGGGTGTATGCCCCAGGTAACAGATTCCGGAGGGCACCCGGAAGTGGATCGCTGACTTCGTACAACTTGGTCCGTTCGTTGATCTGAACTCGCTTTGCAGTCACATGGCGTTGCTCAAGCAACATGCGACCCATGATGGACTCCGGTGATAGACCACGCTTGATAACCTTGGGCATGATAGTCCCCTTGTGTGAAAGTGTGAAAACCATTCCGTTCCGATCCTTTCCCCTCCGCTCCACGCCACTCCCTTCCAGTCCATTCCACTCCTCTCCATTGTGTATCGGACCTTGGAAAACCATTCCGTTCCGCTCCGCTCCGCTCCCTTCCCTTTCTGTCCTTTCCCATCCAGTCCCATCCACTCCCTTCCAATCCGCTCCAATCCATTGTGTGTGGAACCTTGGGAGAACCATTCCAGTCCTCTCCATTCCTCTCCTCTCCCATCCAGTCCAATCCGATCCAGTCCAATCCGTTCCACTCCTTTTAATCATCAAGCTCGGGATGTGGGGTTGATCTGCGATAGAGACCGTAGTAACTGCCGCGGGTAAGCAGATGAAAGAACTGTGACAGGGTTCCCATCTTGCGGGTCAGGGCCTCGGGATTCATGTAGTGCAATGATGATCCCCAGCGGAGATACGCATCATCACTAGGGTCCCATTTTAATGAATCCTGGTCTATACCCAACTCGCATGTCCCTAATAAGGCTTCATGCCAGTTATAGAATTGTTCGAGGACACCCATAAGTGTTTTGTAGTACCAGGTCATGACCGACTTCTCCGTCAACTTGGTCTCCCACCGCATGAAGTAGAAGGTTGGCCGTTTGGAAACATCGGCCGACACCCGGTCAAGGAACTCATTTCGTTCTTCTGTCTTGCCACGTCGAAGTTGAGGGCGTCGAATGACATCGCGAAGTGTCAAGGCCGGGACCTGCCCATGCTCAAGCAGAAAAGCATAGGCATAGAACATGGATTGGAAGTCGAGATGTAGCGATGCCTGTAGTGTGGCTTCGTCAACACGCCCTGCCGTTTTGATCTCCTGTTGGCAGATGGGTGGATTCTTTGCCCTGGTTTTCTTGAAGTAGAGCCCATCCCATTTACCACGAAGTGGGATTTCACATGCCTTGGAGACCATAACATTCAATGGTGAGATTTCTTTAGTGGCAACCCTGAATGACTTTTCCCTCGCGATCCAGACACGACCGCTGTTGAACTTCTCCCAGTGCTTGTAGTAGCCGAGAAGGACGACGTAAGCAAGATCGAGGGAATCCAAGTACCGTTGCCTTGTGGTCGCGTTGAATCCCCGGTGTTCCATGATCGACTCACCCATGGATTCGTAGACCGTTGACAAGGTATCCGGATTGTCCCCTGTCTTGTCGATCATATCATGGACTTGGGTTCCGAAGAGAAGTGGGCCGGAGATTTCTGTTGCCGTCCACCCTTCGATGTAGGACAGATAGAAGTGCTCGGGGCAGTTCAGGTATTCCTTCAAGGCCGATTGAGTCATCCCATGCTTTGTAAGATCCCATTCGTATTTTCGCTTCGGGAGTCCCTTCTTTGCCACAGTGGTCTTCTTCTTTGCCACAGGGGCCTTCTTCTTTTTCTTGGTGGGCATGTCAATTCTCCAGTACGGCTTCAACTGCCGCGGTTAAGACCAGAACGAACCGCTCGAATTCGGCGGAGTTAATGCCACCCCTTCGACAGATAAAGGCAGGGTGGCGGGCGGAAAACATCAAGATACCTTGCTCCTCCCCATCATCATCCGTGATGGATTCCATGATAGAGGTTGAGGTCTGTTTGGCCGTATTGCCCATGAACACAATAGACCTTGGAAGGGCAATCGTCAGGAAGTCTGTGAGTCTATTACTACAGGCATTGACTTCCCTTTTGGTTGGCGTTCGCATCTCTGGAGGAAAACAAAGGCAGGCGTTTGCGATCGCGTAGGTGAAGTTGAATTCGTCTTCCACACGACGGATCGCCTCTTGGAGGACAACCCCAGCCCTGCCGACAAAAGGCCAGCCGCTTTTGTGTTCTTCAGGGCCAGGGGCTTCACCGATCAGGAGAACTTCGCAGGGCAGGGTCCCGCGTGAAAAGATTTTGATCTTCCTCGATAAGCCACACCCCTTGCATCGTGTCCATCGCCGGCAATGGGCGTCGAACATCATACGGGTATGGTCATCCTCGAAGATCAAGCTGGCAAGGGCATTGTCGATTCGCACAGGTATATACCCCCCTAATCACGGATTTTATTATTGGGTGAAGGAGCCATTGCTTTCCGATCCCGTCCCTTCCTCTCCCGTCCTGTCCAATCCCCTCCGATCCCATCCCTTCCAATCCATTGTGAATGGATGAGGACAGCCATTGCGTTCCGAATCCAATCCTCTCCCTTCCACTCCTTTCCTTTCCCATCCGCTCCCTTCCGCTCCCATCCGATCCGCTGTGAATGGATGAGGACAACCGTTCCTATCCTATCCTATCCAATCCAATCCCGTCCTTTCCTCTCCCCTCCGTTGGACCCACCTACTTCCTCGGCTTGTCCACGATGCCGCGTTTCTTGAGGTAGACATCCGACGACCGGACTTGCTTTGGCTTCCAGCCTTGGCTCAGGGCTTCGCGGGATTCACTGATGCCCTTTTCGAGTCCTGCAACAATCCAGGTATCGGCAACTAACCTGGCGTAGTGTTGCTTTCGCTCCCACGAATTGAGCTTGGTCTGGTCAACGGACATCAGGGCCTTCAAGCCCTTCCTCACTTTGGTAATGCCTGACTCGATCAGCCGCTTGTCGGCATAGACCGACTGTTGGGCATGGGTTGGAATGATGAATCGTGTCTCCTGCTTAAAGACAACGATCCGATCCATCTTCTTTCGGAACGCCGAGATGACGAGGTTTCCAAAGGCCAGTTCCCATTGCCAGAAAACGGGATCATCTGCTGGCATCCCAAGGATCTCCTCCATTTCCGCAACACTGAAAGACATGCCGCGGTGCACGGAGTTCCAGTCAAACTTGTAGCTTGCTGGGTTTGACTTGGATCGCTCATCGGGTTTGGGGTCCTGTGCAGCTTCAGTTACAGTTGCCATGATGGTCTCCAATGTGTAGGTGGTAAAAAGAGTACAACCGTTCCGTTGGGGGCTGGCGTTAGACGCCGGTGCCGAGAGGTTGCTCCTCGAACTTGGTAACCTTGAACTTTCCGTACTGCGGCCGGAAGTCGGACAGACCTACCAGCACGGAGGCAGAACGCAACCAGGACATGATCCGGTCAGGATCAACTTGGTCCGGCATGAACTGGACGGTGAACTCAACCGCCCAATTCTTGAAGATCGGACGACAGCGGAGGGTCGGTGCCCCGGACACGCGAACCATTCGCACGTCCCGGCAACCCTCGGCCTTGAACATCTTTTGCTTTTCCTTGGGACCGTCGTACTCCAGTGGGCCAGTCTGCCCAATCTGTACTGCCGACTTGGCGAAGGGTCCATCCTTGTGCTTCTTCGCTCCTGCGATCAACATTGCATGGACGTTTTCCGTCGGCCAGTAGGGTTGCCCCTGTTCGTTGAGGTATAGGGAACCCTCAAAGTCCGCAAGAAACATCTCCTCTTGAGCTTCCTCGCTCAGGGCCTTCCCACGCTTTCGCGAAGCGTTGATCTTGGAGATCCACTTCGCATACTTGTTTGTCGGATCGGCCTTCTGCCCATTATTCATCAACGCCGGGCCGATTCCCTCGATACGAACCTTCAGCTCTGAATACAGTTCAGACATCGTAACGCTCCTCTCGAAAAGTAGGTGGGTAAAAGTAAATACAACCGTTCCGCTCCTCTTCGCTCCAGTCCTCTCCCTTCCTCTCCAATCCTCTCCGCTCCGTTCCAGTCCCCTCCCATCCACTCCTTTGTGTATAGGACCTTGGAGAACCGTTGCGTTTCGTTCCACTCCCTTCCCATCCAATCCGCTCCGATCCCGTCCGGTCCTTTCCTGTCCCTTCCTTTGTGTTTTATCGGGGCACCGTGAGACAGTATTCTGCATAGCGTCATTGCTACGAAGACCTCCCCCACGGGCCCCGACCCCAAGGTATGGCTCAGGATGAAAGCTGTGCCAATGCACCGGCATTGCGACACCACCCAATGCACCGGCGGTGGAGTTCCATGGTTCGTCTTCCGACTTCAGCAGCTTCGACAGTCCCAGGAAGATACTCGGTGATTGCATTGAAAATGTCCCAGATAGGAACCTCGACGTTGGCCTGCTCGGGAAGATCCGTTAGATGGGCTTCCTTCGGCAGGTGGAGTGCATGACGGAACAACATGGGCACCTTGCCCGCCGGGATGATCCCCCTGTCCTGAAGTTGTAACAAGAGATAGGGGACCCGTTGCGAGTTGACGTGCAGCTTTTGGAAGGCAGCATACTCGTCTGCTTGCTGCTCGAAACAGCCGGAGAGACTTCCAATGGCGTTGTCAACGAGAGTCGGCAACTCCCAGCGAATTCGGGAGTAGTGTTTTTGGGCCAAGATGATTTCGCCGCTGAACGCGAGATTCGAGCAGACGAAAACTTCGGCACCATAGAGGAGACAAGCCGCAATGGACTTGTCAATGCTGTGACGCAAACCCAAGGCAAGCTCGCAACCATTGGGCGTTGCCCAGTCCAGGTTTTTCGAGTGGCTATCGGGTTTCACGTACATGACGCCAAAGTAGCGTCGGCCGTCGCTCGCCAAAACGTGTTGTTCACGGGACACCTTGATCTTGGCGTCTTTGAGTGAACGACGAACTTCTTCATAGAAAGTCGCGTGAGAAATTGGAAACCATCTGTTCGTGGCTTCCGGAGCAAATGTTGGTAGCCGGTCGGGTTCAACGAAACGGTCGCCGGGTCTGTCGGAAAGCAATCCCATAACTTTCTCCCTTGTGCTTGGGAACGTGAATTGATACTGAACTCAATAGGATGGGGTCTACCTTGGGTCTTGAAATACGCAATGAAACAAACTCAGAACGTGTGAATGCTACTTCTTGGCCGTCCGCTTCCTTCTGGAGGAAACTGGGGCCGGCTTGGACTTCGTTCCCGTGCCGTTTGCCTTGCGGGTCGGCTTGACAGCAGGAGTCCGTTTGCGGGACTTCGCGGGGGCTTTCTCAGAAGGCTCCTCAGCCGTTTCCGTCGACTTGGTGGAAACGATGGAACGGATCTGGGAAATCTCAGGCCATTTGATCTGTCGACCAATGGACACGATTTCCTCGCCATGAACCACATGGATGTGGGCACCACCCGACGCCATAGCCTCCGGGGTTGCTTTTCCGGGGTGTTGGGTGAGAACGTCAACTTCGTACCGGACTTCCTCACCCATCTTCAGGTATCGTTTGCCCTTCGAGCAGACGATCCCGAGTTCCTTTTCCCCTGCCGTTCCATTGGCCATTTTGCGTGCTCGGATGAACACACAGAAACGGCCCGATTCGGCGGCTTCCCACAGTGACTCGATGACTTCCGGCGAATAGCCGGTTTTCATCGCGGCGGCTGCCTCCAACTTGGCCTTCTTTTCGGCTTCCTTTGCCGCTTTGGCCTCGGCCTTTTTGGCTTCGGCTTCCTTGTACCTGCGAAGGATCTCCTTTTCTTCTGCCGTCATCGGCTTGGCGGCCGGCTTGTCTGCCGGCTTGCCGGTTGACTTGGCAGGAGACTTCTTCGCAGAGGCCTTTTTCGCCGCGGAGTTTGTCGGCTTGGCGGCCGACTTGGCGGGCGTAGCCTTGCGGGAGGTTTTCTTGGCTGTGGTAGCTTTGCGTGCCATGATATGGCTCCTTTCGTTTGACCCCATCCTATTGAATTCAGTATTGGGGGCTGGACTGGGTTGCCGTAGAAAACTCAGAAACGGAAACTACGCTGGATTACGTGTGGAGTGACCAGCCGTGGGTCTTTTCCAGACAGACGGAAAACGTGGGGGCTCCCCCATCACCACCATTATCATGGTGGCCATGGAAGATTAGTCCTCCGAACAACCCTGCCGCGTGAAACGTGAACGACAGGGGGGCAAAGTCCTGGTGAAGCTCACATCGCGACTTCGGATTGTGCTTCCGAAGATTGCCCAACATCTCGAAGCAATGCACTAGTGATTGCTTCAGACGACGGGAATCCGCATTGTCCGGTAGCTTGGAAAGGTATGTTAGGCACTCATCATACCTTTGAGCTGCCGGATCTGTAATGTGGAATCCTTCGGGCAGACGAACATCGGAGACATCCAGTGGAATCGTTTTGCCAAGAATTGTACCGCTCATTTTCAACTCCCGTTGAATAAAAACCGTGATTAGGGGGGTAATGGTATCGGTCACTTGACCGAAACCACAATTCCGTTCTCGACAGTTGCACTGGCGTACCACGTATGTGGTTTCGGGTAGTGCGGGCCTTCGAGTGAAACCCTACCATTTTGCGGGCAGGGGAACGGGCCGGGTGAAAACACTCGGACTTCCTTCCCTTGCTTCACGGCTTCCTTGAGGGCTTTCTTGGTCTTGAAATTTGGGTCGCAGTACATTGTTCTATCCTTTACCTTGGGAATGTACGGCAACCCAATCCAGCCCCGAATAAGAAAGGGGGCCCCAATGGTTGGCCTATGCGGGTCAACGTGACTTATGAGATGGGTTCGATGCTGTTGCGAAGTATACGGGTAATGTATCCATCATGTACTTCGCACGCTATAGACTGATTGCCAGCACGAATACGGAATCTGCCCTGTCTTGCGTAGGGCAAGTGACCTAGGCTATCGCATCCATTGGCCAATAGAACGCGGATGCGATCATAGTTGATGTGGGCATTCCACAGTGCGTCAACCGATGGGAATGCGGGCTCCGTTTGAAAATACCGTCGTTTCATAACAATTCCGGCCGGATTTGGCATAGCTTCACCTATAGCTTTCCAGGCCAACCATTGGGGCCCCCTTAGATTTTGGGGCCATTGTCCCGATGAGACCTACCGCAGCAGGCGTCACTATTCCCGGAACATCTTCCGGTATCCCATCGCGTATCGAATTGACCCGGTGGCGAACTAGACTTCGCCATGGGGCCAATCGACGCACCGGGTTGGAAAGGATCTACTTCGGGTAAAGGATCGCGTTTGCACCACCCGCAGGTATTCCCGGGATTGCCAACCCGGTTTCCCCTGCCCCACCTATCACGATGGGGGCGGTCCCTAGGGTTCCCCACGAACCCCGTTCAGTTGTCAATCGGCTGCATAGGGTAACCGATCAACCCGTATTCTAGCAGATATTAGGATAAGATCAAGGCTGAAATGGGCCATTTTAGGATTTTGTGTCAATACCCCCTATGGGGCATTAAGTGTGGGGGATTGTGGTAGTTTGTGGGGACTTGTGGGGGATAGTGGCCCATGGGGCTGGATTGGGGCCGGATTGGCCCATGGGGGTCGTCAGAATAGGGGCAAATCATCGCGTACGCTTCGCAGGGGGCCATGGAAGCTAGGCTATAGGGTCCAGGGGTTGAACTAGCTTCGGGGCCCATACAGGCGAACCAGGGCCTATATACCCCATGGGTGGGGATTAGAATAGGGGGGTGTTAAGATGGGCTGTTATGGGCTGTGCTACTATTTAAGTGCGAAGTAGGTTCGGAAAACCACTATGGGGGGTGTGGTTGGATTATTGTCAGTTCTGTCAGTCTAAATTATCAAAACCCGTTTGACGATTATTGTCAGTTATTTCAGGAATTATTGCGAAAACCACTTGATCCTAATTTGGGCTAGGATAGAATGAGGGAAACCACTGCTAGCTTTTGCACAAGGGTATCACTCATGGCAAAGAAAGTTTCAACCAAGGAACGGACTAAGGGACGAGCTAAGGGTCGGACTAAGGGACGTTCCACACCAAAAGATAATGGGCAGACACGGAAGGATTACACCCTCACGGTAAGCCGGTCAGATGACGTGGATGTCATGACCGTTCACAAGAGCCGTGGGATTAAGAGTGGACTGGGAGTCTGTAGCTTTGCAGCCGACTTGCTGCGGGTGAACGAGGATCTTCCCAAGCACCGCCGCATGACGGACGAAGAGATGCGACGGATTATGATCGAGGAATTTTCTCACAGACTGACGCTTGCCCGCTCCAGCATACGGCGGCTGTACGAGCGGAGGATTACCATGGGGTACTACCGTACCCTTTACAACATGGGCCATTTGATAAAGAAGAAACCAAGGAAGCTCTCACATCAGTTCGATACGAAAGGCGAGATCATACCGGAGGCAAGGGGTAAAGGACGACCTAGCCGTACCGTTCGCGATCTTCTGGAGGAGAAACGATGGGCAAAGAAAGCCAAAACATGAATGGGAGAGAACCGGGTCGGGTGCCTTGTCCGCTTTGTCTGCGGTTTCGGTTGGCGAGGAAGTACGATGGACTGGATCTTGGGAACTTCGATTTCTGCCCGCTGTGCGGAAGGGAGATGAAGGCCAATGGCAAAGTTTCTCTCCGTTCGGAAAACGCTGGAAGTCTGCCGCAGCTTGGGATGGTTGATCGGCAAGGTGGAGCAACCTGCCAACTATCGACGGTCGGGCTTGCAGGGTGCATCTGACCTCTTCGGGTTTGCCGACCTTGTGGCGATTGTTCCGGGTAAGCCTGGAACCTTGTACCTCCAGGTAACGGCCGGTGGGAACGGTTCGGTTCGCGTCGATAAGATGCTGGACTTTGAGGACGGTGTGGCTGATGCTGTTCAGACGGTTCTGAATGCAGGCAACTACGTTGAGGTATGGGATTGGGTAGTGCGAAGCCCGCGGGGAACCAAACGGAAGTTTCGGGATGCGATCCGTTGGCAACTCTCTACGCAGTTTGATGAGCTTGTTGCGGAACGGGTTCAGGACTTCTCGGAATTTGCGGTGGATTGGTCCAAATCATTCCGGGAGATTGTGGGATGAACGTCTTGCTTCAGACCGCTGGGTATTTGGGGCTCTCGGGACCTGTTGGGATCTTGCTCGGACTAGGTGGGATCTTCATCCTCACGGGACTGTTGTTGTGGTGGTTGAACCGGCGACCAGGGTATTGCTATGAGTGCTGGGAGAAGGGGAAGTTTACACTGCGTCCGACGGCAGGGGTCCGGTGCTATTGCCAGCATCCGATTGGGCCGTGGACCCCGAGCCACTTCTTTCACGGTGGGTTCTTCTACGCGGTAGCGAGGTGTGCGTTTGCAAAGGACTGGGATACCTGGATGGTGATTCTGGCCGTGCTGGCGTTCGAGGCGTTGTGGGAGATCGTGGAGAATACCAAGTTGGTGATTATGGCTTTTCACAAGGCCAATCATCATAGCTACTGGGGTGACTCGGTGGCGAATTCGATTGGGGACATGTTGGCTTGTTTACTTGGGGCTTGTGCCTTAGCACTTTTCATTTAGGAGCGAATCATGGAAAACAACTTGCGTTTCCGAATTGCGTTGCGACTTGCGGCCGGCAGAAAAATGGATACTAAAGATTTCAAGAGTTTCAAGGCTGCGATGAGAGACCAAGACGTTCAAGAGGAGATCTTAACGGCCGTATCGGTTGGGATGTTTGAGATCATCGGGTCTTCAGAGACCTTTGTGCCGATTTATGACTCAGAAGGTATCCTGACGGGACTAGATGGTAGCCTGGTTGAAGTCTTCCGGGCACTTCTTCAATTCATGCTTGAGCATTGGGATGAAATTCTGAAGATCATCCTGCTGCTTATCTGAGCGGCGTACCGGGGAATTTACCATGGACCCTATTGAATTTGCGGAGGCTATGATAGCAATGACCGACCCGATGACCGACCCAACTCCCAAGACGGCAGAGGATCACTACCAAGAGTTGTTCAATGAGATCCGTGCGTTGCACGGGAAGAAAGGGCAGGACTACGGGACACAGAACGATGCGTTTGCGAATCTGAGGGCGGCTGAGCGGTTTGGGTTTCCCGCGTGGGTGGGCGTGCTGTTGAGAATGGAAGATAAGATGAGCCGGTTGACCGCCTTCGTTAAGAACGGGGACTTGGCCAACGAGTCGGCAGAAGACTCGTTTCTGGATTTGGCCAACTACGCCATGCTTGGACTGGCGTTGCTTCGGGAAGAAACCTATTTAGGCAAGCGTTCGCTCAATTCCGTAGATGGTGACTGTAACAGAGGCACCAGCACCGGCCATTATGATGGTGAGGGTGCCCGTAGGGTCCCCCATTAGGATTTGTTCGGTAAGTGCTATGCGGGTCCCGCCGGCTAAGGCTACTCCGGCTGCTGCCGTACCATAAAGTTGTTCTGCCGCTGTTGCTGCTGCCCCATTCTCATCATGGAAGATTTTGTACGTCGCTGCCGCCCCAGCCGTCTCGCAAAGGACAATGAGGGTGACTCGTGTTGTAGTGTTGGCTGGGGGGCTGTAGGTTAGTGTTGTACCAGCCGGAGTAAGCTGGGCCTGTGCCAACTGCTTGATGGCCATCGTTTCAGTTGCCATGATCTCCTCCCGCAGTGCTTGTCGGGGTTGGGTCTATTCGGGTTGGGTTCGTTACTCGAAAAACCAGGGGTTCACCTGGGATGGTCCGAGGACCTGGATTCCCACTTCCCCGGTTGCGGCTGACGTGAAGTACATGTCAAGTTGGTACTGGGTGACGTACCCGAGTTCTTCGTCGTTCAACCAGATTTTGCCGATGGGGAATCGGTCTCCAGTACCGCTGAGTCTGACGTTATCCGACTGGACGGCACATGGGTAGATCAGGTCTACAACGAACCAGAGATTTTCTTGCCGATCATAGCATAGGATCACCTTCTGGTTCGTTTCAATCTTCTCGTAGTACCAGTTATATGCTTCGACGTTGTTTGCACTATCAGAAGTTGTAACTGGATCGGAGCCCAAATCCTTCCAATAGATCCCGAATTGACCACGGCCACCGGGGGCGAGGTCTGCAACATCCTCATAGACGGCTAAGGCCAACAGCTTGAAGTTGGCATCAACGTATTCCCAACGGCGGCGGACCTCCTGCCATCGAGCATAACCGACAGAGCCGTGTTGACCACCGCCCCCAACGCGACCCACGCCAACGTAGTAGGCACTGGCAGTTGACGTGTCGAGTTCACCCGGACGGTAAACCTCAACGGCTGGGGTACCTGGTTCGTCGTTGAATTGGGCAGCAAACGAGATGGGCCAGGACTCGTTTGCATTCTGTACAAAGTCTTCTGTACACTCAAATTGTCGAAGGTGGGTGCGTTCGTCGATGACGAATAGTGGGCGGATGTCGGAGGATACGTCAAGGCTTCCATTGAGTCGGGCATGGAAGATGGTGTAGCCCGGCAGGATGTTTACCTTGTCCTCGGCAATGGTACTGGTTGGGACGGTGACGGTAGCAGGTGGTGCTCCGGCGGCGTCCATGTCAACTGTTGCACCACTGCCTGCCCCGGTGATGCGACGGGTTGCCCCTGCCCCAGTCTCGAAGGCAGCGGAGCCATAGCCGGTGTGAATGTCCAGTTGGGTTCCCGTATCCTGGAATAAGTAGCCCCAGGCCCCGGAGCCTGCTTGGTCGACCCGTTCGTTGTTGGTGAACACGCCAACCTTGCCCTGATAAACACATTCTGAAATGGACTCGACGGTCTGGCGGCAGTCGAGAATCCAACAGTCTGGGCCTTGGGTCCAGGTTCCCTCGCGTTGGTCGCCCCCTTGCTCGGGGTCGAACCGCATGACCTTTCCCTCGAACACGCCGGATGCGTTGGCAGAGGAATAGCGTTTGCCACTGTTGGGAATGGCTTGGACGTATTGGAAGACCCGTGGATAGACTGGGAAACCTTGACGCATTATGTCTGTAGGAGCAAGGCTTTCCCGTCCCGGGGTGATCGCTTCTCTGGAGGAAAATGGGGGACTGCCGAGTTGAAGTTGGTTGGGACCGGATGGTGCCGTGGGGAATGGTTGGAAAAGGGCGTCGGCAGGAACGGAGGGCCCAACCAGTTCGGTGGCCATTCCGATTTCAGGGTGGCCTTTGTCCGACCAGGACATACGACCGATCTTGGAGCCGAGAAGGACGGTGGATTGCAGGCCGCGTAGGAGATAGCGGGCCCATCCTGTGACGTTGTTCAGACGGTCTTTGTAGTCGCCGGCTACCTCAGTTGCACGGGCGTCGCAAGCGGCTTGGTTCAGGTGGGTGCCGTCGAAGGCGTAGACGGCCGGCATGTCGTCCCAGAGCGGAAGAACGGTACCGGCTACTGCGTCTGCAAGTGAGGTAGTGATGTCTTTTGTGTAGGGTCCGGCGTCAATGAAGTTGCCGGAGGCTTGTTTGATTTCGCGTTCGGTTCCATGATGTTCCTCCCGGCGATGGAAGAACACGCGGATGGTTTCGGGGTGATTGGTGGATGGGCCTTGGACCGGAGCGTATGAAGAAAGTAGCTCGACGTTCGTGATGGACGTTAGGTCTTGATCTTCACTGAGGTCGACGAAGCTGAAGATGGCGGACGTGACGGAATAGGCTAGACCGCAATGGAGTTTGTCCAGGATGCACTGGATAGCATCCATGGTGGGAACTCCAACGAACCGGAAGTTGCGAGGATAGTCGTCCGGGGCAAAGGGAAGGGTTGGGCAGTCACCGGGACCTTGACCGGGTAGCTCATCCCACAGATCGTCAAGCATGTCTTGCCAAGACCAGAGATTCCCTCCGGTTAGGCTATCTGCATAGTAGAGACTTGTTTGGGAGGAGAAATCGGCTGATGCGTCAGCATCTTCTGGAGGAGAAGGACATAGGCAGTTGTAGGCATGGTTGTTCAGGACGGACATACGGAACCATGCCCGCTTGTCCTGAAGGCAGAGGAGGTAGGGTGTCTGGTTGCCCGGGTCGTGGGAGTCGGTGTAGAGGGCGTGGGCGTAGGCAAAGCGTAGCCCGGATAGATTGACGGACGCACTGCCGTAGTGGAAGACCAGGGAGAAGTCTGCTGCCTTGTCCAGGTTGTCCAGGTCTTTTTTGGAAATGAGGAGAAAGGCGTTGCCTGGTTCGGTGCCTAGCTGGGTGTAGTAGCCGTTTGGTTTGCCTTCCCAATGACTCGTGCGATGACCAAGACGGTGGGCTTCAGATGCCAGGAGCCATGGGTCGAGTGGATGGATCGGGTCGTGGTCTCCCTCCTGGGTAATGATGATGTCCGTCTTGATGTAGGACATGGAAAACCTCCTGAACTAACATCCACTATAATAAAATCCGTGATTAGGGGGGTATATGTAGGGCGGGGTGGGTTTTGAAAGGGATTTGTTTCTAAAGGGTTATACTATACATATATATATAAGTATATATAAGTATATAGTAGTAGTAAGTAGTAGTAAGTAGTGAGTTCGATGTGATGGGTTTAGTTGGTGTTGGTATCCTGGTAGTAGTACTCTTTGATGAATGAAAGACATTCTTCGAGACCCATGTGGTCACAGTCACCTGTCAGACAGCCAATGTCCATCTGTGCAAGGTGACTCAGAAGCCAGGTCAGGAAATGGTCGAGGTCTAAGTTGGTGGTCCGGTTGTCTGATTCGTTGGTCTGTACCATATATACCCCCCTAATCGCGGTTTTTATTATATGAACGACTGTTCACCTAGTTTTCTTTGCAATGAAGTTGAGCTTGGAAGTCTTGCCGGTCAGACGAAGGTTGGATGATGGTCGGACTCCATGACGTGTTCCGTACATGCGGACTTTGCCATGACCTCCAAACATGTGCATTCGACGCCAGGCAGTTAGGTGTTTGAGACGGTTGGGGAGCTTTCTGTAGGCTGCACCTGGGACCCGCCTAACATGGCGGATCTCGTGCAGGTGTCCCCATCGTACCTGGCCGGTCGGTCTGCCCATCAGACGATTCCTTCAGTAGCTTGGACTTGTTGAGCTTCTTTCTACGCCGTTTCTTCCTTGGCTTTCGGTAGGTGTAACGGCTTCGGTGGTATCTCATTGGGCATTGGAATCAACCTGGGTTATTAGCCGTACTTTCTTTTCCGACGGGCGTACTCGCCTAACCCTTTCATTGCACGCACACGTTGGTTGACTCCAATACGTAAGGCATGACGGCCAACTGCATCTTTCCTTGTAGCTTTGAGGCTTCTTGCCTTTTCTGTCCTGGCCCTTGCTGTTGTTCTGTGTTTTTCCATTCGCAAGGTTCCTGTGGTTGTCTTAACCGCAGAAACAATTCTCTTAGCCCGTGTAGTTCTAGGCATGATACTATCCTGCGTAGCGGACCCGATAGCCGTTGGGAGGTTCCTGGGATACCGGGTTCTGGTTGGTGGATGCCCCGGGTGGTTCAACAACGGGCATCTTCTGATCGTCGGATTGCTCTTGCTCAGCTTGCTGTTGTCCAGGGCGTAGCAGACCGAACGGGACGATTTCGTATTGGATGCCCGTTCCGAAGTTGGCTTGGACTAAGGGCTCGAAGATTTGTTCATTTGCGTCGTTGATGTTCCAGTTGACTTCTTCCTGGAGGATGGCATAGAAAGCGTCTTCTGGTACGCGACGGCCGGCATAGGCCCCGGTCCCTTCTGCCCTTGCGATTTCAGGCGGGATGCCTATTGCCTCCAGAATTTCGTCATTCAGGTCACGCCCATGTTCCATGATGTGAGAGGGCGGTGGCGTGACGGTGGGCGGAAGGTATTCCCACTGTTTGTTGCCCGTGGTTGGGTTCGTGACGTTGGGTAGAGCGAGGGTGCCACCCGTTCGCTTTTTGTCCAAGACCTCCTGGGCTTCATGCTTGTAGTTTTTTCGGGTTGCGACGTTGCCTGTGCCCTGCATGATCTCATCGGAACCGACGGGATAGTACAGGGTGCCACCCTCGAAGGCGTACTTGTGCATGAAAAGGGATCGGCTGTCCCGGAAACCACCTTCGTCCCATTTCTCGATCCAGGGAAGGTAGGCTGCATAGAGACGGCTTCGGCCGTACCATCGGTGATAGTTGCGGCTGTGGACCGTCCAAAGGACACGGGGCTTGTAAAGGTAGATGCTCTCTAGGGTGGCGTTGTCTTCACTGGACTTCATTTTGATGCGGGCGTACACAAGGGCCCCGCGGTGTGCCCCCGCCCGACAGGAAAGTGGTTGTAGGGACTTGAGCTTGTCGAAGTGGATACGACCTTCCCGGACGTAGTACAGGACTTCTGAGCACGAGAAGCCCCATTCTAGTGATTGGAAGGCTTGGATTGCTGCGGTTCTCCAGTAGCGGGTGATGTTGTCGGCAAGGAAGTCTTTGACCTCCGGGTTGTCACAGTCAATGAAGAACCGGGCACGGGACAGCAAGGGACCTTTGAGGAGCCAAAGCCCGAATTGGACACGGGCGTCCGTCATCATCTCTTCGACGATGCCAAGATGGAAACTGGGTTGCCTACGGCGTAAGGCAAGCCATGCCGTCCAGGCCGCGGGCTCATAATTGCCCGTGATAGGTGGGCCGAGAAAACTGTTCTTGCCGGGCATTTTGGGCTTCCTCTTGTTGAGCAAAGTTCAAGACGGCTTCGGCTGCAATGTCGGGATCGCCGGTGGCTTCCATGAATAGCCGGTAAACTCCGTCCTGTGTTATGGTGCCTTGGGCTTTGCGGTAGAAGATTTCCTGCTCCGCCTTGATCGCGGAAAGGTTCTCAAGCAGGATTCTCCTCCAGAAAGGATGTAGGGTAGCCGGGTTCAGATGGTACCAAAAGGCTATGCGACAATCGCCTAGTCTTTTTTTTTACACGACTCCCAGACTTCGTGGACGGTTCGGATGAACAACTGGATCTGGCTGAAGCTGAGTTCCACATCGTATCGTTTTTGCAGCAGGTCGATACAAGCCTTTGACCAAGTGTAGACTTCCTCACTACTTAACTTTGCCTTTGGACTTGCCTGTTGCTGGTCTTCTGGAGGAAGAACGAACCCCGCTTGTTCCCATGCGGATTCCAGTAGTTGCTTGGCTTCCCATAGGTCGAGACGGAGGGTTTTGGGTTCGGGTTTTGCCGGGACATTGAAGATCAGATAGATCGGGTCTTCCAGGTTGTACTGGGGGTTGAGGTCAAGGGTTTCGGTGACGTTGGGGGTGGTTTCAGGGGTATCGGCGGTGGACATGGAAAACCTCCTACTTCTTTTTGGCCTTGTTGGGCAGGGCTTTGGACGTGTACGGATACTTCTTGAATTTTAGTGTTGCTTTCGGAGATGGCAAGGCGTAGGTGTAGTGCCACCGGATTACATAGACGGGATGGATTGCACCTTGCAGCTTGGACTTCTCCGGGCCGTCAATAAGGGCTTCCCCGATTTGCTTTGCTGGTTTATCGTCGATGGTGGAGATGATGGCCAGGTCTGCGGACTTGATTGGGTGGCCGTAGCGTTTGGCTGTGCCGTGGAGTTCTACCGTCCACTTGGAAACACCACGATCTTGAACGGCTATCTCGTCTTCGTCAACCGTTGCGGTTCCGGGTGCAACTTCTAAGGTCTTTTTGTTTGCGTCGATAGAGATTTCATGTTCAGCGTCTGACTCCCCTACACGGCGACTGTAAATGACTGCGTTGTCTTTCTTGAAGACGAGACGAATAGCGTACTGCATCCAACTGTTATCTTCTGGAGGAAGAGCAAACACTGAGGTGTCATGGGTGCCTGTTGGGCTGCGTTGTTGCGGAGGGGTGAGTGTCATTTTGGGTTTTGGCAGACTGACACAGAAGTTGTAGATACGATCTGCTGAGTTTGGGAACACGATGTTGGATACGCCGCGTTCATAGTGTGGGCCACGGTAGGCCCTCATCGAGGACTGCCACGCAGCCCACGAACCCTTGACTGGAAGCCATAGCCCGGACGCCTTGAAGATTGTAGCGAGGGAAGTTACCCCTGTGAAGGACAGGGAAAACGTCATACCACGTCCACCGATGATCTCTTCGGTGATGGAAAGGCGTCGTGGTACAAGATGGATGTCACCTGAGTTTTCAGGGTCGTCCGGTCGGGCGTTGGCCTTCCATGCTTCAATTCGGGATTTGACGGCATGAACAAAGGCAGCCCATGCAATTTGTCGAGGTTGGCCGGGTGCTACCAGGATTCGTCCATTGAAGCTGACTTCCCACTCCGCCCATAGGCCGCTGATGGTTTGACTAATGTTGGTACGGCAGCAATGCGGGTAGAGCGGGTTTTCAGAGGGATCTTCACTGTCACTGATGGTAAATTCCAGGAAGCGACGATCCGGGGTCAGGACGAAGTGTTGAGTTCGGTGGAAGTTGTTTGGAACTGGAAAGGCAAGGGACACGAAAGCACGGAAGGCGTCGGCTGTCCGGTCGACAACTCTGCCGGTTCGGATGGGGCTTACTTCCAACCGGCCCGAGATTGTCCGTTCCGTTAGACCTTCGTTGTTGATGGCAAAGTTGACGGCGTAGGTGAACTCCCCGACGTTTGCAGAAGAGTAGATGCCGGGGTCTAAGTCTTCACACTCGATAGCCGTGACTTCGCATTCCCATACAATGCGACAGGCTTGGCGGTCACCAATGGGTTCCCATGCGAGGATTCTTGGCTTGGGACCGTAGCCTACGGTGTTGGTGTTGCTGAAGGTGAGGTCTTGACCAAGCCCTTTCTGTTTGATAATAAGTGTGCCGCCTGGGGCTGTCAGGAGGCGTCGAAGGATTTTCATGGCGTCCGAGCCGGACTTATCTAATGGTTCTCCGGCTACTACGGATGGAATTCCACCAGCCCCGGGGAAGTCGCTTCCAGTCAGAATGGTTTCGACGGAGATGTAGTAGGTTCGGTACTTAATGATACGGTCGGCAGAATCATAGACGGGTTGGATGCGTACCTTCAGACCAACGGGAGATGGAAAGTCATATCCGTTATAGTGTACGTCTTGGGTAACATCCAGAAGACGGGCCATTAGAAAGCTCCCAGTTGCGGCATGGGCATTGGGATGATCGGGCCGTTGGCCCAGTCCCGATGTCTATCGTCTGCTCCGGCCCCTTGGCGTGCAGGTTGATCTTCGGTAAAGAACTCCATGAACTTTTGATAAGACGCAAGGTCTTCGTGCTTCTTTTCCTCCAGAAGACGCTTGATGTCTTCACCTTCATCGAAGATG